GCTATTCAGTTAATTCCTATGATAAAAGAATATTTGGATATAAATGTAAAGAATGATGAACAACTTGTCAAATTGGCAACTGTTGTACAACGATTGATTGCTGCCGAAAACAAAGGTGGTAGTGAATCAGAGTTCGGTTTATCGGACAAAGAGAAAGAACAGTTACTTAAAAGTATAGATAATGTAGTTGTAGATATACAAAAGAAATCAGACGAAATATCAGAAGATATACAAACAGTTAAGGATAATTAAAAATGGGATGGTGGAAATTCGGAAGACGTAAATCTGCCTGGCCCGGGTCGAAGCCTGTAGTGCGTCAGGAAAGGGCATCTGGAGGTATTCTCGGGTTTCATGCGGTTCGACAACTCATTCACGAGGCATTGGCCAGTTATGATCCACCAGAATTTTATGAATTAGAATTGGCAGAGGTAATGGAGGTGATTTTAACAGAAGATCAACTTCCTGAATTAGAAGATGGTTCTGGTAAAGATTGGAACGCGATGGGTGGAGTAAGAGCTAGAGGAATCGAGAGTCAAAAAGATCAATTACCGGTTGATACTCTTATACCTATTTTCCCATTAGATCCTAATAATTCTACTGTTCCAATACGCGGAGAGATGGTAATTTTAGTCAATTTTAAAGAGAAAGGATTTTATATTTCACTATTAAACTTTTTTAATTCACCAAATACTAATTTATTACCAGGTCAGAGTGGGGCCCGTGATGAAGAAATGAGAGAAGAAGATTTTAAATATGAACATTTTGATTTAGAAGATTATGAAAACATACGTAGAATATGGCCCTATCAAGGTGATAATATTTATCAAGGTAGGTGGGGACAGTCTATAAGATTCGGTAGTAATATAATACCTGATTCTCATGAAGATGGAGATTCTACTCAACATTCCCCAAATATTATTATCAGAGCAGGACAATTATTAGATGCGGATGCATTTGGTAAAGGTAGAATAGTAGGGGATTTAAAAAATGACGTCACTTTAAAAAAGACAGTTAAAGAAGATATAAATGCTGATGGTTCTTCTGTTTGGATGACTACTGATCAATCTGTAAAGTTAAATAGAACAAAATCCAATTCTCAAAAACATCGGTTAATGTCAAAAGTTCACAATGATAAAAATCCTATCGATGGTGGAAAACAGATTGTCATTAATAGTGATAGGATTACATTTAATACAAAAAGAAATGAAATAATGGGTTATTCTGCACTTGGAATTGGGTGGGGAACACCTTGGTCATTTACAATTGATGCAGATAGACAATTTTGTGTGTCTACTCCCAGAACTAGATTTTATACTGGAGAATATAGTGTGTTAGTTAGTCCAGATGCTATGGATAGGGTTGTAGGAGGCGGTCATCCAGAAAGTGGAGAGCCTGAACCATTTCCATCCACTTTAGATTCAGCATGTGGAATCTCTATTGGGGAAAAGGTTTTAATATCAAGTGCATGTCCATCATTTTTACAACTTGATGATAAGGCACATTTACAATCTTGTAAGGGTGCAATATTACATCTTGATGATTGTGCAGGATTAAAAGATAACCAAGGTTCATTTTTACGGATAGGCGGAGAGGCCTTGGGTATAACTGGATATGTAAAGGGTAGAGATGATATGGGACAACAACATCTCGTATATGGAGAAGAACTTACAAATTTAATGGATTCTATTTGTAATTCATTTGTAGAATTAGGTGAGGCTATATTGAATTTAACGGCTATTCCAACTGGAGCCGGTCCAAGTGGTCCAATTAGTGGTGGTCCCCCAAATACAATTGCTATAGAAACATGGATAGCCGGAGTAGAAACAATAAGAGCACGGTTGTGTGGCTTATTAATGAAACCAGAGGATGATGAACCTGACGTTCCAAGTCTTTAGGAAAAAATATGGCACTTGATAAGAATACATTAAAACAAAATTTGATTGATAATTTTGAGACTATCAGAAATGATACAGAGGGTAAGTTAACTCAAAAAGATTCTGCAGATGGATTGGCACAGGCCATTGTAGATTATGCAAAAGATGCTGAAGTACAGATTACTGCACCATTTACAACCCCGTATCCAGCTCCAGATCCATCAGTAGTAGGAAAAAAACTTAAAGTTAGTGGTGTGGATATTGGAAAACAGGCACTTGTATCTCAAATTATGGCAAGTTTTAAATTAATGGATCCAACTATGAATTTGATTTCTATAAGTATTGTAACATTTGCCAGTCTTATGTTAAAATTTAGTGATATTACCAACACAATAAATGCAGTGGGAACAACAGTAATGGCAGCCCCACCCATATTTGTACCATCTACTAAAGCAGGAATGGATGGTAAATTAATATCAGATGTTTGTGATGAAATGGCCAAAGCAATTCATACATCATTTAAGGCAAGTATATTTACAGGTACGGGAACAAATGTATTACCATCGGTAGGACCAGTTGTAGGGCCTTTAATTTAGGATAAAGATAAAATTAAAATATTTATTAGATAAGAACAGGAGTTATTAAAATGAAGAAACAGGAGTTAGTAAAAATAATTGAAGCAGTAGTTCGTAAGGAAGTCAAAAAACAAATGAATGAGATATTTATTAAAGAAGAAAATTCATCTTCACTTACCGAATTAGTTTCAAAACCAATATCTGAAAAAGACTTTAAAGAACCTATTAGAAAACAGTATAAAACTAAACCTAAAAAGGAAGTAAATTATACATCAAACAAAGCTCTTAACAAGGTACTAAATGAAACCGTTGGTGGTGTTCCACAGGGTGATGGTAGTGGATACCCAACGATGGGTGGTGGAGTTTATGATACCAGTAAGATGAATGATGTACTTGTTGGGGCAACTGGTTTAGGAAATACAGAAGAGGCGAAGGAAAAGAAACGAGAAATAGCAGCGGTAGATTCTATAAAGAAAGCCGGTGTTTCAGTTGATCAAGTTCCCGACCATGTACAAAATGCATTAACGAGAGATTATTCAGCAGTTTTGAAAGCAATAGACCAGAAAAAAGGTGGCGGAAATAGTTTTCGTCCATAATGGAGCAAATAAATGGCCCGAGCACGAAGTGCATTAGAATTAGATTTAGATCCAGATGTAACAATTGGGTTAGGTTTACCTATGGAACACGATGATGTAAAAGGATTTTTTCCTGGTACATCAACCACACTTTCACAGACAGGAAGTAATATTAGAAATTTACTTTTAACTAATAGAGGTGAAAGAGTAGGACAGCCCACCTTTGGTGCAGATTTATTATTGACTTTATTTGAACCAATGTCTGACCAGTTAATATCAACTGTTGAAGAAAATATATCAACAGCAATGGTAGAATGGCTACCTCATGTATCGGTTAATAAATTAGAAGTTGAACCAGATGAGATAGAAATAAATCAGTTAAATATTTTACTTGAATTTAGTCTTGTAATGAACCCAACAGTTCATGATACTGTATCTATATCTATGCAAACCGCTGGTGAATAATTTAGAGGAGAAATAAAATGGCAAATAGAGTCCAAAAGGATGTAAGATATTTAAACAAAGACTTTGGCGCCTTCAGGGAGGGATTGATAGAGTTTGCAAAAACTTATTATCCAAGTACTTATAATGATTTCAATGAAGCTTCACCCGGAATGATGTTTATAGAAATGGCATCTTATGTTGGTGATGTTCTTTCATATTATGTAGATACACAATTTAAAGAAATGTTATTGTCATACGCAGAAGAAAAGAAAACTGTATATGAAATGGCACAGGTTTACGGGTATAAACCAAGATTAACTCGACCATCTGTTGCAAATGTTGATGTTTACCAAACCGTACCTGCAATTGGATCTGGAACAGCTGTAAAGCCTGATATGAGATACGCACTGACTGTAGATGAAGGTACACAAATTACTTCAACTAGCGATACGAAGTTTACTATGTTAGAAGATTGTAATTTTAAATTTTCAAGTTCTTTTGATCCATTAGATATTAATGTATATGAAACGGATCAGACTACAAAACTTCCTTCACTTTATCTTTTGAAAAAAAGTGCACGCGTACAGAGTGGAGAAATAAATACAGAATCTTTTTCCTTTGGTACAGCCGAGGCATATCCACGAGTAAAATTGGCCAAGTCAGATGTTATAGAAATAATTTCAGTAATAGATAGTGATAGTAATATATGGTACGAAGTTCCATATTTGGCACAAGATACTACATTTATAGATGTAGAGAATACAGCAGCAACTGATCCAAGTTTGGTTCAATATAATGATACAGTTCCTTATTTGTTAAAATTAAAAAAGACACCAAGACGATTTGTTACTTATATTATTCAAGATGGTAAAACAGAATTGAGATTTGGTTCTGGTATATCAGATAGTCCAGATGAAGAAATTGTTCCAAATCCAAGTTCAGTAGGTTCATCTTTACCAGGCAGTCCATCTAAACTTGATACTTATTTTGATCCAGCAAATTTTCTTAAAACAGAAGCATATGGACAGGCACCAGCAAATACAACTCTTACTGTTAAATATTCATATGGTGGTGGTATAAGTGATAATGTGGCCGCAGAAACTATAAACACTATTACCGATCTTAGTTTTACCCATGAAACTTCAGGACTCGATTCGGGTTTAGTTAGTTCAACCCAAAATTCTGTAGCAGCAACTAATCCGTATCCGGCAACGGGAGGAAAATCAGCAGAATCTACAATTGAAATTAAAAATAATGCTTTAGCATATTTTCAGTCACAAGGTAGGACGGTAACAAAAGAGGATTATATTACAAGAACTTATGCGATGGGCAATAAATATGGAGCAGTAGCAAAGGCCTATATTGTTCAAGATGAACAATTAAATATTCCGAGTATGCAAAAAGAAACTTCAGACGGTTCAAGTATTTTCGTTGATGAACGTCAGTTAGAAGAAATTAAAAGCAAAAATGTAGAATCATCCATTAAAAGACTTCCAAATCCAATGGCTATGAATTTATATACACTTGGATATGATGAAAATAAAAAACTTACCCAACTTAATGTGGCAGTCAAAGAAAATCTTAAAACATATCTTAGTCAGTATAGATTAGTAACAGATGCGGTTAATATTAAAAATGCATGGATTATTAATATAGGAGTAAAATTTGTTTTTATAGCCCGTAGGGGATTCAATAAGGCTGAAGTAACTTTAAAATGTATAGAAAGAGTTAAAGAGTTTTTTAACATAGATAGGTGGCAAATAAATCAACCAATTGTAATTGCAGAACTGGCCGCAATTATTTCAAATGTTGATGGTGTTGGGGCAATTGTTCCGCCCTCGGAAGATAACCCACAAAAACATCCTGTATTAATTACTAATAAATGGCAAACTACAGATGGTTATTCTGGAAATATTTATGATATAAATTACGCAACAAAAGATGGTATAGTATATCCTTCCTTGGATCCATCAATGTTTGAATTAAAAAATCCTAATATAGATATAGAAGGAAGGGCGGTTGGTGATTCCGCCGGTATGATTTTTTAGAGGAGAAAATTAATGCATTATTTTGAATACGCAACAAAAGATACAACATTATATGAAATGAGTCATAGTATGAACGCCGGCCAAGATGAAATTCTTGAGGTCAGAAAAGATATGAACGCCGATGGTTCTGCAACAAATGTTTCTCGTGCGTTAATTAAATTTGATTTGACTTATGTATCAAAATCAATATCATCAGGATTAATTATATCAGGTTCACAAACAAAATTTTATTTAAATTTATATGACGCAAATTCATCAGACCTTAATGTAAGTCAAACTTTATATGGATATCCAGTAAGTCAATCTTGGGAAAATGGTTCTGGAAAATTTAGTTATTTTCCGATGGTAGAAGATGGGGCAAGTTGGAAATGGAAAGATAATTCGATTGAAAAAACTCAATGGAATGAAATTTCTGCTTCTGGTGGAACTTGGTATAGTGGAAGTGGATATGAAGCTTCTCAATCTTTTACACACGAGCCTGACGATTTGAGAATGGATGTAACTGATATTGTATGGAAATGGTTACATAGTACAGTTCCAAATGAAGGATTTATGTTAAAGAGAAGTGGTAGTATTGGAAATACAGATTCAAATGTTGAAGAAGGAAATACTACTCGTTATGGACATTTTAGTTTCTTTTCTCGTGAAACTCATACGATATATCCACCAAAATTAGAAGTTTTATGGGACGATTCAAAATGGACAACTGGTTCTTTATCGGCACTTTCTTCAGATAATTTAGAAGATATGGTACTTTATATGAGAGGATTCCGATCAAAATATAAAGAGAAATCAAAAGTAAAATTTAGAGTTGTTGGGAGAGAAAGATTTCCTGAAAGAACTTATTCATCCACTCAATATTCTACTGGGTATAATACTGTAAAATATCTACCAAGTGGAAGTACATATTATCAAATTAAAGATGCTTATACAGAGGACGTTCTTGTTCCATTCGGAAGTGGTTCGAAAGTAAGTTGTGATAGTACAGGTAATTATTTTAATTTTTGGATGGACGGATTACAATCAGAAAGATTTTATAGAATAAATTATAAGGTTGTTAGTGGTAGTGGAACTGCCGATGAAACTGTACAATATTTTGATGAGAATCATTCGTTTAAGGTAGTGAGATAGAAAATGCCATATACAAAAGAAGAGTTATTAAACAATGAGTATTGGCAACGACTCCATGAGCAAGATAGAGTTGAGTATCAAAAGAAATTAGAAGATGCTGAAACTTTTACTGATGTAGTTAAAGTATATGATGAAAATTTAGGAGAAATTCATATAGGTCGAGTAGTACCATTACGAAATGAGGCAGGAACATTTTTAGCATTTGAGAATCCAGATACGGGATTAAATTATAATAGACCAGATCAAAGATTACCTGTTGCAAAAAATTCTCCCCACTATCATTCGGGTGATTTACATTATCAAATTTTAGATACAGAAATAAAGGACCTCGTATTATAATGGCAGTTCAAGTACAAGAAACAGAAACAGATTTAATTATAGAAAGTGATCCAACAACGGGGGGACAATATAACGGAACTCGTATAAGATTGTCACAAGACATGACAAGATTAAAAGAAAAGGATTATAAACTTTTAAAGAAGGAAAATACTATTGTTCTTGGGGAATCCGGCGGGCCTTATGCTCCCACTTTTGGCAATCATATTAATGATTATGTAAAATTTCATGTATATAATATGAATGATGAATATATTAAATCTGGTATAAGTGAAAATTTTGAAAATAGTGATGGTGATATAAAATTAGATCCAGGTACTGATTTAAGAAAAGCAGGTTTTACTCGTGGTAATTATAAAATTAAATATTATTTTTATAGACGAATGGCAGGTTCAGATGAGGTTGTATTGACCAAGAATGTAGGTAATGATTCAGGGATAGTTTATAGTGGTAATCCACAACTTACTGGTGAATCGATGGGAGCCTTTTATGTGGATGAAGATGGAAAGGTATATGAGGGAGAAGGTCCTCCGGCAGATGGTAGTCCACCAAGTGAACTTGATGTAAAAGAATATAAATTTTTTATTGATGATATATCATCCGATAGAAAAGAAGTTAGACTCGCACCACAGTTAATTAATTTAAATAAATATAAACAAGAATTTAATAGTTTATCTAATATGTATGAAGTTTATGTTCCATTGTCTGGT